GGTGCTTACTCTTTAAGCACCCACCCGTTTTTAACCAAGACGGTACCGTAACGGGACGGTTCTGTTTCATTACCAACAAGCCACGCATATAAAGCGTAATCTTGTGGTAGTGGAGCGCTGCCCTCCCCAGAAGAGAGAATAGGCATCTGGATTTCACTACGCTGTAATTCTTTATTCCAGCGGATGAGTGGACGTGTTCCATTCAGTGATTCTGGTAAACCAAAACAACCGAAAGGAGGTATCCACTCACTATTCATAGTGAGAAATTCCAGTATGGATCTCGACGTTTCAGTAAATAAGTCGAGCGCAAGGGACTTAGCTGTTTCTACTAAGCCCATCCATGCTTCTGCATCATCACACCTGCTGGCGTAGATTTTTGAAAACCTACAATCCGTGTTACCAAACCACCATGAACCACAAGATTCCCGAACCGGGGTCTTGTAGCATGATTTTTCGGTATTAACCACGAAACCAGCAGAACTCAGTAGTGCGGTAACGAGCTCATACGCCTCAACGGGTATGATGATGTCGTCACCGAAAACGCGAATATGACCGGGTATATTTCCCAAATCGCAAGCGCATCGGGCACAAGCCCAAAACACAAGCGTTTCAATTGGGAAGCAAAGAGCCGATCCCATGCTTGCGAAGCATGTCATTTCGTATGATGTCTCATTAACAAGGCATCGACGAGAACGATATCGAGTCACTAGAGCAAAGAAATCCTTAGGAAAGAGCAATCTGCAAAGTTTAAGACTTAGCAGATCACTTGCGTCTTTCAAGTCGATAGTTGCATAACGGCGATCTTTACTTAATCGCTGATTTGGCAACTGACTTCTAAAATCAATGGATTTCCTCGTCAAAGGGTCCCTTTCTATGAGTTCATAAAGTATCTCCATGAGCCCTTGTTGGGCAAATTGGAATTCCTTTGGCTCAATACAGATGACACGCTTCTTCCTAAAATCTTTAGGAACAAGGCAAAATCTGTTGAAAGGTTTCGCTTGACTTTTCCCAAACGGTTGACTGTTGTTGTTATACCTATACAACAATGGATCCGTCCCGGGTATAAAATCAAAAGACCACTTTGAAGCGCCAGACTCTTTCGCTGCAACGGCTCCTGGTCCCTGGCGACCATAGGGATTTTCTTCCCATTGGGCCAGACTGGGGTGGAGATCGCTACCATCCATCACAATATTCCGTATAAGCTTTCGCATATAAGAAATTGCTTGTGAGGTTAGGGATATATTGGGTTGTTTTCCAATACGTTCGACAAAAAGGTGTGATGCCTCTTTGTCCGACTGCATACAATCACTATCCCTGAACTTAGAGAAAGCAAGCAAGACCTGACGCAGTGTTTTAACTGCAAGAGATCGAGATGCTAACTCAGCTTCAGAAGCGGATTCTGTGAAAGTAGGCATACCCTCCCTATCAAATAGCTGCTCGAAAAAGTAGCTCATGAGAAGGGGGTAGCAACAGTTGGACTTAAGCTTGAACCCAAGTGGGGTGACAAGCTTAGTTAAGGTGATTAAGCTTGTTTCGACAGCCTTACCCAGTAATGGGAGCGTCTGTGTAGCAAACTTATCGCCCTCGCAACTGATTCTTTGCAGAACTTCGTCACGATCCAGCTGATACTGTGCATAGAGAGAGTCCATCTTGTGCAAATCTGCAAAGATGCTCTGATAGAAGGTGGGAATCAACGACACTGGTTTTCCAGCGGTCCCGATTTTCATCGTTTCCCTCGCTGTATGTACCTGTACCACCGGAACAGAGAAAGGGGGGATCTTCATCCCCCCAATTCAATCTACCATTATTTGACGAAAGAAAGTTAATAGCTCAATAAAACGAGCTACGATTTCTTTAATCGTATATAGTAGTATTTGAATCTGTTCCATAATTCACCTCACGCATGTTCTGTGATGATCACAGATCTGTTCCGCCCGCCAAGGCCAAAATATTGGTCAGGGTCGCTGGCACTGCTGTTGAATTAACAAGCAGTGAAGCAAGACACGCCACAACCTCTCCCATGGATGAGAGAGCGAGTGTTGAGTTGCGCGGAATAGAAATGTCAAGCGCTGCGGAGCCAGTAACGGGAAGTCCCGTTGTTGCATCCGTTTCAGAGCGTAACACTTTGAGAATCACATGATCGTTCGACTTACTGCCCTGTGGGCCAATCTTCCTTTGAAGAGTGACTGTATAGGGTTTATTAAGCGGACGACTACCAGCGGTGTTCCGCCAGAGAACCGAATCCAAGCCTTGAGAGGCAAGGGTAAAGGTTTCTTGGGCGGCGCTGGATTTGTAAGGTGTAAGGGTGGCCGATGCCATAGGGTACATACCTTCATATTTTGCCCGATTGGGCGTGATTGTTTTACCGCAGACGTTGCGCCACCAAGGCGACAAGATCTGCAGCGTGAAGAACTGTGAGCCCGTTTTGTATTAAGACGGCTTCAATACTGGGAAGTCCCACCGAGCGATTATACACTTGGATTGATCCAGGTGTAGACGATCGGAGATATGTATGTGGAAAGCGCCATGTAATAAACGTGGCTCCATTTCCACAAGACAGCTTCGCAGTACCTTCAAAAAAGTAGGACGTTTTTAACGACGTTCCACAATTAAGAAGGGGTTCCGATTGAAGATAGTCCCTATCAAGAAGTGCATTCATACCCTTGGCGTTGATAAACCAATCAACAACGAAAGAGTATGGTACGACTTCCCAGATAGTCGCTAATAGGTCTCTGGCTGAACTAACGCCGAACGACTGAGCGATACTCCGCAAAAGGGCACCAGTGATAGGTATCACTGCGGGCCTCTTCGCGAAAATCTTCGCAATAGTAAGCTTCTGGGTCGTGGGTCTTATATCAAAGACCTGAGCGCCGAAGCTGTACATAAAATTAACAGCCGTATCATCGTTAGGACCATAAGACCAACCTCTTAATGAGGTATAAGGAACATCTTCTAGAGCGACTCTCTGTTCAGAGAATTGCTCCGCAACACCTTCGGCTGGAGTAGTCTTACGATAGTGAGAGGCAACTTGCCCATATGATTTCGCAAAATTACGGAAATCATTAAGCAGTGGTCTCCACCCGTATCTCTGCTCAAGCCACAGATTGATACCTCTCTTTGAAAGAGAACTGGCCGAAAAATTACGTGCCAGTCGGCGCCAATCTGTTTTTAGAAGGCCAAATGGGTTTCTAACCATTTGGATTGTCTTGTGTAGTTCAAGCAAAGACACCGCAAGTTGCGATTTCGCTGCAAGTCTACCTTTAACTTTTGTCGCTAACGCAGACGTCATACTAGCCCAATCGATATTCGTACTATGCGCTACAGAAACAGAAGCGGGAGAGCAATCTACGCTTTCAGCGTAGAATTCGCCAGTCTCGATGGTTTTCTCCGGGTCCAAGAAGTTAAAAACTGCTATGGGCATGGATACACCACGAAACATGGCTGACTCAACTCGCACTTCTGATAGTGCTTTGCATGTACGACTCAAAGGGGAAGAAACGTCATCAGACATCGACCAAGACGAACGTGTGCTCAAGTTAATAGTCCCATCGGATTGTGCTAGGCCAACATTGGCCGTGACTACCCGATAGGACGCTTGACGGAGAGAATACGTTGTCGAGGATCGATCGCGCATAAGAAGAAAACCTCTCAAAAGGGGCCCGAAAGGGTGGTATTGACTC